CTGATCTTGCTAAAATCTTGATGGCTCGTGCAAAGAATATGAACACACGACAATGGTCAAAATGGCGTAAGAAAATTGATGACATCGAGACCCTTAACTGGACCAGAGAAGAGAAGTTTCACATAGGAGCCAAGCTACTGGACCTGTTAATCGTCCACGGCGGCGGCTTCTTTGAGTTAAGATACGTCCAGATCCGGCATAAGACAGAGCGGCAGGTGTTTCTAACGGATCTCTGTCGGAAAATGATTGATGACTGCTCCAGCCACCTCGAAGTAAACGCACCGGTCTTACGTCCGATGATCGTACACCCAAACCGTTGGGGCTGGAATGAAACACAAAAGGAATATCACGGCGGGTATCTGAAACATCACGTCGATTTCATTAGAGGTGGTATCCATCGTCACACGGCTGATCTCTCCGATCCAATCAGTGGAGTAACACTTCGAGCGGCTGACTCGGTTGGTTCGACGTGGTGGAGAATAAACACCAATGCGTTTGATCTCGTTATCGAAAGTCGTAAGCAGACCAAAAGTCTTTTTAAGTCGATACCTGACAGCGACCCTATTCCAATTCCACCAAAGAAAACCGACCTCGAATGGGACTCGATGGAGAAAGATGAACGTGCTGAATGGAAACACGATCTCGCGAAGATCCATTCGCTGAACGCTAAAGATATGTCGAAGCGCGAGAGTGCAATTCGTAAGATCAACATTGCCACCGAAATGTTAAACCAGAAGTACCAGCGATTTTGTTACCCTCAGAAAGTTGATACCCGCACACGTTTCTATCCAATACCCCCCGACTTGAACCCGCAGGGCGACTCTATCGCTAGAGGGCTAATCGAGTTTGCTCTAGGTGAACCATTAGGACCGAAGGGTATGTATTGGATGAACGTTAAATTGTGCAATACGTTCGGTGAGGACAAGATTACGTTTGACGAGATGCAAACCTGGGTGTCGAACAATCACGACCTAATCGTTGATAGTGTCGAACAGCCAATGGACGGTGAACGTTTCTGGATGGAAGCTGAAAAGGAACTTGAGTTTTACTCCGCAGCCATCGAGTACGTCACGGCGACCGGTATGGACAACCCTGAAAACTTTATGTCGTTCCAACCCTCACACCAAGACGGCTCGAACAACGGCTTGCAAATACTATCATTGTTGGGCCGCGATCCCGTTGGGGCAAAACTTACTAACTGTTCGAATGATCCGATACGATACGACATCTACCAATCGACAGCCGACATTGTGGCGCAGCGGGTGGCGGACGCGGCGGCGTTAGGTGATCCTATTGCCCAGAGATGGGCTGGAAACATCACGAGAAAAACTTGCAAACGTGCTTGCATGACGACCAGCTACGGCGTCACGCCTCGCGGTATTCAAGATCAACTTATCGATGATGGCTTTTGTGAACCGCTCGAAGGTAAACGTGTCGAGAACGCGGCTTGGCTGCGGGATCATTTAATTGTTGCGCTCGAACAAACGGTCGTCGCGTCACGTCCGATCATGGATTATTTTCAAGGCGTAGCACGGGCGTTAGCTGAAGTTGATCGACCACTACGCTGGAGAACACCGGCTGGTTCGTTGTGCCAGCAAAGCTACTGGAATATCGCGAAGTCTGACGTAAAGACAGTCATGGGTTCTTACTATATGTGGACCCAAAATCCCGACGGTGGTTTGGATACCCGAAAACAATCACTTGGTTCAGCCCCGAACGTAATACACTCGCTTGATGCAAGTCTGCTTCAGTTTGTTGTAAACGAGCTAACCAAACGAAACATTAAATCGATAAGCACAGTCCACGATAGTTTTGCAGTCCACTATCGCCACACCGACGAGCTTCGCGACGTGATTAGAGAAGTTGCCTTTGATATGTTCAGCGGTAATTGGTTGCTCGATGGATTTCACCGATACGTTCAAAACAATTCACCGGTCGAACTACCCGAACCACCGGTCCAAGGTTCTTTCGATATCGCTGAAGTCCTAACTGCCCACTACTTTTTTTCTTAATTTTGTACAGTAAAGTGCAGTCAAGTAAGATTGATAATTACAGGCTCCTTCAGCAAGGGCTGTTTCTCGAAGAGGAATATGAGTTGCTACAGCTTATTGAACATTGCTTGGACGTATTCGTTAGCTGTGACTGTCAGCTACCAACCTACCTTGCTGAACGCCTAACCGAATGTCGATGCCCTCTCGACGATTTCTTCAAATACGCAATCGAGATGGTTTTCATACCGAACTCAAAATTTATTCAGACTACTCATTAACCACAGGAGAAGAACCGTGCCGACACAGACTAAAACGAAAGCACCACGCGTAAAAAGCCCAGTCGCAGCCGCAGCGTATGCGTGGCTAGCGCGTCCCGATGAAGGCCAACAGTATAGCGACGGGAAGTATAAGGTCACTTTGTTGCTCGATAAGGATGACAAAGACGTCAAGACGTGGATCAAGAAACTTGAAGCTACATCTGACGAAGTGGCTACCGAACATTTTAATGGCAAGCCAAAAGTCCTCAACTATTGCTGGAAAGATGGCGACGTTATCGCGGAAGAGAAAGACAAAGAGGAGTTCGCTGGTAAGTGGCTTCTTGTTGCTAAGACCAAATTCCGGCCAGGTATGGTCGACTGTGGTTCACCACCCGCTTCACTAACGGAAGGCCAAGAGCCAGCTAGCGGTGATCTTATTCGGATAGCGTTTGTCGCTGTTCCTTACGAAGCCGGTGGCAAAAAAGGCGTGGCTGCACAGCTACGGACAGTTCAACTCGTCGAAAAGCGGAACAACGGAAGCGAACAGAATGATTTCGAAAGCATAGACGGTGGCTTCACAGCCGACGGAAGTGCTTCCGATGATGACGACGCCGAAGACTTCTAATGTTCGCGAATACTTTTTCGAGATCGAGCCTGTCCCCGCTTCGCGACCTCGCGTCACGAAATGGGGGACTTTCTACGGAAAGAGGTACGAGAAGTTCCGTCGAGAAATGCGTGAAGTTCTTCGAGCGTATCCCGAAGCGCCTCTCGACGGTCCTTTGTTTATCGAATTGGCATTTTTCATTCCGCCACCAAAGACCACGAAGCGTGGTTGGCCGAGAGGCGACATCGACAATTACATCAAAGGTCCGCTCGACAGTATGACCAAGCACGGCGGGTTCTACAGCGACGACGATCAGATCGTTTTCGTAACCGCGACTAAGCATTTCACGAAGGATGACGAAAAGAATGGAATACGATGCAAATACGGAAGATGCACTACTTACCCACCAGCCGTGTGACGACTGTGGATCGAGTGATGCTTTAGCAGTCTATGCAGACCACACCCATTGTTATAGCTGCGACAAACATACGTGGACTAACTCGGACAATCCGATAGACGCAGCGCCAGAGCCATCACTCAATTTAGTACCTGTTGGAACCTTTAAGGATCTCCCGAAGCGATGCCTAAGTGAGCAAGTTTGTCGTAAGTTTGGTTACTCAGTTTCCAAGCATAACAAGAGAACGGTTCAGCTAGCTCAGTATCGCGATCAGGATAACAAGATCGTCGCCCAGAAAGTCCGGCCAGCTAATAAGGACTTCTATACGACCGGTAATTTTAAGAACGTTAAGCTCTTCGGCCAGCATCTCTGGAAGCCCTCGAAGCGTCTCGTCATTACGGAAGGCGAGATCGATTGCCTCAGTTACGCGGAAGCTACCGGCGGAGGAAGATGGCCGGTTGTCTCACTACCAAACGGGTGTGCTTCTGCCACCAAAGCAATCAAACGTAACCTCGAATTTGTAGAAGGGTTTAAGGAAGTGGTTTTGCTCTTTGACATGGATAGTCAGGGGCAAGAAGCCGCCAAGAAAGTCGCGGCGATCTTAACCCCAGGGAAATGTTCGATTGGTCAGATGGCATTAAAGGACGCGAACGAAATGTTAGTGGCCGGTCGTGTCAAAGAATTAACCCAAGCCGTCTACGAGGCAGAGCCTCATAGACCAGACGGCATTATCGATGGAAGGACTATATGGAATGAAGTTTCCAAGCCTATCAAACTTGGCGTTGCGTATCCGTGGTCAAGCTGGAACGCTATGCTCTTCGGTTTACGAAGTCGTGAAATTGTCACTATTACTGCCGGTAGTGGTGTTGGTAAATCTACTATCGTATCTGAAATCGCTTATAGCCTCGGCAATCACGAAGCTGAAAACGTCGGTTACGTCGCCCTCGAAGAAGGACTAGGACGAACCGGCCAGCGGTTGATGTCGCTGGCTATCAACAAACCTATTCATTTGCCGTCTGACGTTACAGACGCCGAACGCAAACAGGCTTTTGATGCGACTTTAGGAACCGGTCGATACTTTTTGTACGATCACTTCGGGTCACTCGATAGTGACAATTTACTCAGCAAGCTTTCCTTCATGGTGACGGCGATGGATTGTAAATATCTGATCCTCGATCATCTGAGCATACTTGTTAGCGGCATGGATCAAGAAGCCCTCGCGCACTATGGCGGCGAGAGAGAAGCAATCGATTACACGATGACGCAACTCAGGTCATTCACGGAAAGAACCAAAGTTTCTCTAGTTGTTGTTTCCCACCTTCGACGTCCAGGTGGAGACAAAGGACATGAGGGCGGAGAGAAAGTCTATCTCAGCCATCTTCGTGGGTCCGCAGCAATCGCACATTTAAGTGATGGTGTCGTTGCCGTAAGCCGCGACATGACCAATGGAGACAATCGCTTGGACGTCACATGCTTGAAAAACAGATACGCGGGGTTAACAGGACCAATGGGTCAACTTGAGTACAGCCCAACCACTGGGCGACTAACGGAAGTCGTTGAGGATTTCGACGACGCGAGTGGTGACTTCTCGTGAGGCTACACAGCGAAGAAGACTTTTACGAAATAGACTTAAACGGATGCTATGCGCGGAACGTGAATATCGCTGTGAACGTTGTGAAGAAAAGTTCGAGGCTCACGTCCTCGACTTCCACCATCTCGACCCTTCGACCAAAGAGTTCGAGTTATCGACCAGCAACCTTACTGACCAACCCTGGCCCAGCGTTCTAAAGGAAGCCTCGAAATGTCAAATGGTCTGCTCGAATTGCCATCGAGAAATACACAAGGAAGAACGAAATGAAAATTCTGATAGCCGACATCGAGACCGACGGTCTACTGCCCGACCTTACCAAATGTCACTGTTTAGCAATAAAGGAGAAGAATAAAGATGCCAGAACTGAACTATACGCAGATGTTGAGGGATACAATCCAATCTCTGAGGGACTGCGCCGACTTCGTGGAGCAGACATTCTTGTCATGCACAACGGAATCGGATTTGACCGGCCAGCGTTGTTTCGAATTTATGGAAGAGACGCCTTCGGAAAAGCGCCGATTTACGACACCCTCGTTAGCAGCCGTTTTTTCCATCAATCAAAGCGTTCACACTCTCTCGCAGCACTTGGGCAAGAGCTAGGCTTCGAGAAGGGCGATCATAGTGATTGGTCTACTTTTAGTCCGGCTATGGGAGATTACTGCAAGCGAGACGTCGAGGTCACAGAAAAGGTCTTTGACCAAATGTGGACCGGCCAAATTGAACCAGCCCTTGCTCTTGAGTTTAACTTTGCTGAGATCATCTCGCTTCAGGAACAACATGGCTTTCGTCTTGATGTCCAAAAAGCGCAAGCGTTGGAGTCGGAATTTCGACAGGAACAATCTGACATCGAGCGTCACCTACAACAAAAGTGGACTCCCAAAACAATTCATCGCGTCTCTGAGAAAACCGGACGGCGACTGAAAGATAAAGTCGAGGTCTTCAATCCTGGCTCACGCAAGATGATTGCCGAACGACTTGCCGAACAATACGACTGGAAACCAAAGACCTACACGCCTAGTGGTCAACCGAAAATTGACGAGGCAGTTCTCGATAAGCTGAAGTTTGATGAAGCAAAAAGTTTATCTCGATACTTCCGACTACAAAAGCTATTAGGCCAGCTATCCGACGGTGACGCCGGATGGCTAAAGATGGAACGTGGCGGTTACGTTTACGGATCTGTTAAGACTGTTGGTACAGCCACCCATCGATGTTCGCATTGGGGTCCGAACATGGGCCAAGTAGATCGTAGAGATCTCAGGATGCGTGAGGTCTGGTTGCCGGACGAAGGTCAAGTTCTTGTCGGCTGTGATGCCGACGCTCTCGAACTTGTATGCCTCGCTCACTACTTGGCTAAGTTTGATGATGGTGAGTATCAAGACGCCTTAGTAAACGGGACCAAAGAGGCTGGCACTGACGTCCATAGTCGAACTCAAAAGCTACTCGAACTGCCTACCCGTGACGACGCCAAGACTGCCCAATACGCGTACTTGTACGGAGCGTCTGACCGCAAGCTAGCGCAGATCAGTCGAGAAGCCGGTGGTCCGATTAAGTCTGGCAAAGAGATACGCCGTCGGATGAACGAAGGGATCAACGGCCTCGGCAAGCTGTCGGATGCAATTCGGAAACGTGCCGACGTTGGATGGTTCAAGGCAATCGATGGGCGAAGGATCTACATAAAGTCTGAACACTCAGCCCTCAATTACCTACTGCAATCCTGTGGTGCAATCGTAATGAAGAAAGCAGCGGATGTTTTTCATTACGAACTCGCCACGAACGCTGGTTTTGTTTGCGACCAAAGTACAGTGAACTTCAGTTACGTCGCTAACATACATGATGAAGTTCAACTGAGTGTCGCACCAGAACACGCGGAAACCGTCGGTCAACTTTTTGCCGACGCAATCACTCTCGCAGCCGAACGGCTGAACATGCGCTGTCCGCTCACCGGCACCTATCAAATTGGTAACAACTGGAAGGAAACCCATTGACCGTAGCTTTAATCGACGGAGACATAATTGCCTACAAATCCGCCTTTATCTCCACGGACATTTTCGATGACGGCGAGGAGCTTTTTGATCCCGCTGTCGTAAACACCAATGTTCGTCAAATGATTGACGACTGGCGTCGTAAAGCGAAAGCCGGTGGCGAACTTATATGTCTGTCGGACGACGACCACCGCTACTTCCGTCACACTGTTTACCCCGAATATAAAGGCAATCGATCAGAGCGTACTCGACCAAAAGCTCTCGACTGTGCCTATCAATTCCTCAAAGATTTTTTCAAAACGGTGCAGTACGACGGCCTCGAAGCCGATGACGTTATGGGAATCCTCGCGGGTTCGCCCGACCTTTCCGATCCTATCATCGTGTCAATCGACAAGGACATGATGACTGTTCCTTGCAAACTATTAAACCCGAACAAAATGTCGAGACCCATTAAAATCTCGAAGGCGTCCGCTGATCGACAAATGCTGATGCAAGCTCTCATGGGAGACCGAACCGACAACTACCCAGGTGTCGAAGGTATCGGTCCCGTTAAAGCAGAAAGAATTATTTCAGAACACTCGGACATCAGAGCCGCGTGGCAAGCCGTTGTCGAAACCTTCGGCAACGAAGAGGACGCACTGACCATGACGCGCCTCGCTCGAATTTTACGATACGACGACTTTAACCAAGAGAAAGGAGAGGTACGCCTGTGGCACCCAACGAAGAAAACCTTATGGATATCATCAAAACCGATAAACGAACCCTCGAAAGAAGCCGGACGAAAATCATCGAAGACGCGAAAGCGGCGATCACGAAAGACCGGAACAAAAACTACGGGGAGCCGAAAGAAAACCATAGTCGTATCGCCAATCTCTGGTCCGTGATTTTGGAGCGCGAAGTGAAGGCACACGAAGCCGCTCTTTGTATGGCTGCGGTTAAGATTGCGAGACTTATTGAAACACCGGATCATCGAGACAGTTGGGTTGATGGCTGCGGTTATTTTGCGATTGGGATGGAGTGCGTCGAAGATGACTAGCTTCAGATCCAACAAGAACCCAATGTTTCGATCCAAATTTTCGGAAGACATATTTTATCACAAGTACGCGCACGAAGGTTGCGATACATGGGCTGAGTTATCGACGGTCTTGGTAGAAGACGTTTGTCAAGATCGACTGACCGTTGATGAAAAAGAAACGCTGACCCAAGCAATCGAGAACCTGAAATTTATTCCTGGCGGAAGATATGTTTACTACGCCGGTCGAGCTAAAAAGTTTTTCAACAACTGCTTTCTCTTGTGCGCTGAAGAAGACACGCGAGAAGATTGGGCTAACCTCTCATGGAAGGCCGAAAGCTGTCTCATGTCGGGCGGCGGCATAGGTGTTGATTACTCCATTTATCGACCTAGCGGCACGTCACTGAGTTCCACTGGTGGTGTCGCCTCTGGGCCACTACCTAAAATGAAAATGATAAATGCAGTCGGCAAGCATGTGATGCAGGGCGGGTCACGCCGTTCGGCTATCTATGCGTCACTGAATTGGCAACACGCAGACATCCACGATTTCCTTGTCGCAAAAAATTGGTACGAGATGCCGGTAAGTGGAACTGAACAAACTATTGGTGATCTGAAAGAGGCGGACTTTAACTACGACGCACCACTCGACTTCACAAACATCTCCGTCAACTACGATACTAAATGGCTAACTAATTACTGGGAAACTGGAGACGTTGGTGAGGTCTTCAAAACCAACGTGCGTCAGGCTTTATCGACAGCCGAACCTGGGTTTTCTTTTAATTTCTTCGACAAAGAGAACGAGACGCTGCGGAACGCTTGCACCGAAGTGACGGCGAATAATGCACAAGCGCCAGACGGCGGAGATGATAGTGACGTTTGCAACTTAGGCAGTCTTAACTTTGGCCGAATAGACAGCATCGAAGAGTTAAAGACACTCGTCGAGTTAGCTACCAAGTTTCTCGTGTGTGGCACTCTTCGCGCAGATCTTCCCTACCCTAAAGTTTCCAAAACCCGTGAGAAAAACCGTCGTCTCGGACTGGGCTTGATGGGTCTACACGAGTGGCTTCTTAAAAAAGATTACAAATATGAGGTAACTGATGAACTCCATCAATGGCTTTCGATTTATCGCGGCGTCTCTGATGATGTATCTCGGAGATTTTCTGAGGCTCTTAGCATTTCCGCTCCTGTGGCTGTCCGCGCCGTCGCGCCGACAGGCTCGATTGGGATTCTCGCTGGGACTAGCACTGGGATTGAGCCTGTCTTCGCTGTCGCTTTTAAGCGTCGGTATTTGAGCGGTGGGAAAAGATGGATGTATCAGTATGTGGTCGACAGCACGTCACAAGAACTGATTGATATGTACGGCGTTAAGCCTGACAAGATCGAGACGGCTTTAGATCTAGCCAGTGACTACGAAAGGCGGATTGAGTTTCAAGCAAATATCCAAGATTACGTCGATATGTCTATCTCTTCGACTATCAATTTGCCGAATTGGGGATCAAAGGAAAACAACGAAGATACGGTCGAACCATTTACTCAATGTCTCGCAAAAAACGCTCATCGACTCCGTGGATTTACTTGCTATCCGAACGGCGCGAGGGGCGGTCAACCACTAACCCCCGTTCCATATCAAGAAGCTGTCGAAAAGCTCGGTGAAGTTTTTGAGGAGAGTTTGGAAAGCACGGATATCTGTGACCTAACAGGACATGGTGGATCATGTG